ATTGGCACAACTGTACAAGCATATGACGCTGATACCTCTAAGACAGACGTAGCTGAGACACGTTCTGCGTCAATCAACATGGCTGATAACGTACTTCAACGACCTGAGATTAAAGATTACTCTGAGGCAGTCCAAGCAATGGCAGCTAACGATGTTGACCTTTCATTAGGTAATGTCCAAACCAAGTCTATTGCTGGCTCACAAACACTAACCTTCTCTAATCCCCCTGCTTCTGGCAAGGCGGGATCATTCACTCTAATCGCAACACTCAGCTCTAATCCTGCAATCACTTGGCCTGCCTCTGTGGATTGGGCTGGTGGCACAGCGCCTACGTTGACTGCTGCTGGTGTAGACATATTCTCCTTTGTAACAACAAACGGTGGAACTACTTGGTTTGGATTTACTGCTGGGGCTGACATGCAATGATAGCCAATAGAATGAGGATGGGAGGTGGTGTTCCCATAACTGACGTTATAGCCAACTTCCTTGTTATTGCTGGTGGTGGTCAAGGTGGCGGTAGGATGGGAGGCGGTGGTGGTGCTGGTGGACTGAGGTCTTCTTGGGGGTCAGTATCAGGTGGTGGTGCTTCGGCATTAGCAGCCCTTACGCTGACAGCAGGGTCTGTGTATACGGTTACTGTAGGTGCTGGTGGTACTGGAGGACCTAATACTAATTACCCAGGTGGTTCTGGTGCAAACTCCACCCTATCTGGTGCAGGAATAACTACTGTAACCACTAACGGTGGTGGCGCTGGTGGTCTCTGGAATTTAGTATTACCAACTTCAGGAGGCTCAGGCGGGGGTACAGGTGGTACTCCCGGCAACACTGCGGGTGCTTCAGGTATGGCAGGACAGGGCTACTCAGGTGGTGCAACTGGCCCCACTAACTATAAAGCCGCAGGTGGTGGTGGTTCAGCTGCCGTTGGTGTAAATGCTGTTGGTAATAATGCAGGTGCTGGTGGCATAGGCGTATCCTCTAACATCACTGGTACATCATACCGATGGGCCGCAGGTGGCGGTGGTAGTCTGTTCTCCACAGGGTTAGCAGGTGCAGGGGGCTTAGGTGGCGGAGGTGGCGGTGGTAATCCTAGTGCTATTGAGATAGGAGCAGCTGGCACTGGAGGCATCACTAATGGTCAAGCTGGTCAAGAATATAATGGTGGCTATGGTGCTCCTCAAACAGGTTCAGGGGGCGGTGGTGGATTCTATCCCTTTGGTATAGGTGGCTATGGCGGCTCAGGCACAGTAATCCTACGCATAGCGACTAGCGTATACACAGGAACCCATACAGGCTCCCCAGTCATAACCACAGATGGGGCTGACACTATCATGCGATTCACTGGCTCAGGGAGTTACACAGCATAATGACAAACTTCGCACAATTAGAAAACAACGTAGTAACTCAAGTGATTGTAGTTGCTGATGAAGCATTAATAGACGTAAGTGGTACGGACTTCTGTACATCGTTACTTGGCGGCACATGGCTTGCATCAGATAGCAGCCTGTATAAGAACGAAGCAGCTATAGGCTTTACTTATGACCCTGTAAGAGATGCTTTTATAGCACCTAAGCCATACCCAAGCTGGGTACTTATTGAATCAACGTGTCAGTGGGAATCCTCAGTGACGCAGACACATGAAAATACAGAATGGGATGAAGACACATTAACGTGGATCACTTTTGAATTGAAGGAATAACAGAATGGAATCTGACGCTAGATTTGACAGGTTAGAAGCAAAGATCGATAAGCTAGCTGACGCTATGGTTAAGTTGGTCGCTATAGACACGAAGATCGATGGATTGTTGAACCATAACAATACCCAAGATAGTCGTTTAAATAAGCACAGTGAAGAGATTGATGAGAATAAAATTGCAATCGCCTTGCAGGGTAAAACCAGTAGTTCAAACGAATGGTTTGTTCGCATCTTAATCGCGGCTTTAGTCTCTGCTGCGGCCTTTATGTTACGGAGCTAGTCATGGAGCTAGAAAGCCTTAAACAGTTCGCAACAGAACGCCAGGGTCAGATCATTGACGCTGTTATCAAGCATGGCTCTCAAGCTAAGGCAGCTACAGCACTAGGCATTAATCACCGTGGATTAGAGCGCACACTTAAACGTGCCAAGGAGCAGGCAGCTAAGCAAGGCTGGTCGCCCCAGCATAACTATGTGCATAGCGTCCCTAATACTCACATAGTTAAGGGAGTGAGCACGTTTTACGATGAGGACGGTAAACCCATACGCCAGTGGGTGAAAAGTGATTTAAAGAAAGAGAGCCAAGAAGCCGCCTTACAAGCCTTTGCAGATGGTTTAATGGAGGATCTGCCTAAGTATAAGCCCACACCAAGAAAGCCCATTAAAGACCTTCCTGAGCAGCTTACAGCGATTGTTATAGGTGATGCCCATATAGGCATGAAAGTTTCCAATAGCCGAAACAGAGGCGAGGGCGAATGGACGCTAGAAATAGCAGAGGCAGTAACCCTTGAGGCGGTTAGCTCTTTAATTAAAGCTACGGGCGGATCGGATACGGCTCTATTGCTTGATCTAGGTGATTTCCAACACTTTGATAACCAGGCTGGAACCACCACGTCAGGCAATAATCACATGGATATGGATGGCGACTATGGCGAAATGATAGCCGCTTGCCAGAGGATATACCGCCAATCTATTGAGATGATGCTAGAAAGCCATAACAACATCATTGTAATGATGGTTCGCGGGAATCACAACGACAACACATCAAGGGTTATTAACGTCATGTTGCAGGGGTTCTACGAGAGTGAGCCGCGAGTAACAATTATGGATAATGCCCACAAGTTTCAAAATCTTACCTACGGCAATAACCTTCTTGTAACGCACCACGGCGACCGTATGAAGCCGCAGAGAGCATTTGAGTATGTAGCTAGGTCATTAGCCAAAGATTGGGGACTGCCGCATAAGCACCTTCTTATGGGCCATGTACATCATCACACCGCCATTGAGATCGGCGGCATGCTTTGTGAAACATTCCAAGCATTGCCAGCGCCAGACGCATGGCACTCGGACTCAGGTTATGGCGCTAAACGCACTATGAGTGCAATTGTGTATGACAAGCTGTATGGGGAAATCCAACGCCACAAGGTAGGTATAGGTCAACTGGAGGCGGCAGCATGAGTTTAATTATTGAAATGCTTAGGCATCATGAGGGGGTGAGAACCCACGCCTATAAATGTACAGCAAGCAAAACAACTATAGGTGTCGGCAGAAATATTGATGTTAAAGGTGGTATAGGCTTATCAGCAGATGAAATTAACTACCTATTAGCCAATGATGTAAAAAGAGTGAATGCAGAGCTTTCAGGAGCGTTTATTTGGTATAGGACGCTAGGCACTGCGCGTAAAGATGCGATAATGGATATGTGTTTCAATATGGGTTTATCTCGCTTAATGACGTTTACAAAAGCCTTGGCAGCAATGGCTAGGGGTGATTATAAAACAGCATCAGCAGAGTTTCTTGATAGCAGATGGGCAACTCAAGTAGGCCAAAGGGCTATCACGGTCACGGACATTATCAGATCAGGGGAGTATTGATATGGGTATTCTAAATACAATTTTTGGTAGTGGTGACGTTATCAGCAAAGGTATGGACTTGATTGATTCATTCCATACTTCTGATACCGAGATGATTGCGGCTAAGACAAAAGCCAAGACAGACTTAATGCGGAGTTATGCTCCCTTTAAAATTGCTCAACGCTATCTGGCGACCATGTTTGCCATTACCTATATATCTACCTACTGCCTAGTTATAGGAATGATGTTCATGGATAAAGACGTAGCCGCAGTAAAAGGAATATTAAGTGAATTTCAAATCGATTGGATTATGCTCAGTATCGTCATGTTTTATTTTGGTGGCGGTTTGGCTGATAGCGTAATGAAGAAAAAGTAATTCTCCTGCTCGGTATGAGCTTGGCTGCCGAAAGGTGGCCTTTTTTATGGGGGAGGGGTTAATTATTTATTAAATGTTTTTGATTAACCCCTCCCCCTGATTAGACTTTCTCGGTTTCAAACCGAACAAATCCATTAGTAGAATCTAATACTGTGGCAGATCTTGTGGCATGACAAGGGCAATCTGTGGCAAATATAGGCGTTTATTATGCCACAACGAAAAAAGGCAACGCTTCAAGTGATTGAAAACGCTGCCTTTTATTACTTCTATGTGGTGGAGATGGGGGGAGTCGAACCCCCGTCTATCCTATATTAATCAATGACTTATAAGTGCGTTGTGGCGTGGGTGTGGCATTTGTACCAATTTTAGACCCTTTTTGGTTACTTTTTAACCAACATTCCCAGTTCGGTTCCTCGTTTGGAAATCGAACTGCCGTCCCCGAATTTCTCATCAATTAGATTGCCTGAGTCAGAATCGATAGTTTCAATCCATTTAGCGTAAATGCTTGTGGTGACGTTCGCATTCTTATGACCTAGCTGTTTACTGAACCAACCCAATTGCTCGCCAGACGTTAACATCATCGATGCGTAAGTGTGTCTCGTTTGGTATGGTCTGCGATAACGAACCCCAGCCTTTCTTAAAATAGCCGTCCAGCGTTTTCTAATTGGCTGATCACCAACCCAAGGCTTGGCATGAAGTGAATCGTGAAAGACCTCTTTGTCTTGCAAGAAGGTATATTCCTTTTGAGCCAGTAACGCTCTACGGGCTTGAGGCAACATCTTAATCAGTCGTTCACCCGCAACCGTCTTAGGTGGCTCGGCTTCGTCTGCCGCTTGGGTTAATCCCTTATCGACACTAATGGTCCCATTCTTGAAATCTATGTCGCTCCACAGTAGGGCGCAGAGTTCACTGGTTCTCATACCCGACCAAAAAGCGGTTTGGAATAGGTTCCGTTCTTGGCCCGTGGCTGTGTCGATGATTAAATTCATATCATCAGGGACGAATGGGTCGAGCTTCAACGCCTTGGCTTTAACTTGAGCGTATGTCTCAGCCCGTTTATATTCAAATAGGTGTAAATGGTTTTTATCAATCACCTCGTCTTTGACTGCCAGTTGAAGGGCGCAGCGCATAGGAGACACAACATTGATGATTCGCTTATTACCCATGCCAGTACAAGAGACAATCCAATCTCTCATATGGTGGGCGCGAAACTCATGGACAGACAAATGACCGAACTGAGGCATGAGTTGATTGAATACGATCTTCTTATAACCGTCTTTAGTCGATGCTTGTAGCTGGGGATTCTTGACCGACAACCAGTGGCGTAATACTTGCTCAATGGTGGTGTCTAAAATCAGATTAGCAAACTTATGTAATGACGGTGAATCAGGGAACACCGCAGCGTAATCAAAAACTCCTGTGTCGATCTCATGCAGGATTGATGCTCGGTGGTTAGAAGCCCGTTTTAGATTAGCGGGCGTAGGTTTGAGGTTGACAGTCTCTCGACACCGACTATTCTGGTAGGTGAACGTGATCTCGATTGTCGCCTCGCTGCGGGCGCTAACACCTGTGTACTTTCTACCCATTTTTCAAACCCCGATATGCTTATAAAATAGTGATTGTCGGGAGCGCGAAAAAATTCCTTGCCCTCGGTAAACACCCCATTATTGCACTTTTTATAAATTGCGTCATAGCCGTGGCCTGACAGCTCACAGAACTTCCTAATAAGTACGCGATCTAACATCTTCAATTCTCCCTTCCAAAACGGCAATCCTTGACCGATGGTAATCTGCAAACTTACTAATAGATCTCATTGCTTCTTCATAATTCGCGATCTCTATTTTAATGAGTTCTATTTCTATATTTGCTGCTAACTTTTCTTTTAACGTCATAAAGTTGGTTCGATTTTATTGCCGTCATATCTTAGGCTTAACAATGATTCAGCCGCTTTTTCAGTTTCGGTTCGGCAGTCCCACGTTTCTACCTCAGAACTGGGCGATATTCCCAACTTGGTTCTGTCCTTAAAACGCTTTGGCTCACTTACTAAAGTCTCCTTTTTTCCAAATATCTGATCAAAGCTCTCACGGAATTTGTCTGAATTGCCTTTGCTAGTTAGCCGATCACCTGTAATATCATTTGTTGCCGTTGCTGCCATCATAATAATCACCTATTTAGTTTTACTACCCACTTAACCCCAATTAAGGGGCTATGGCTTACTACCCATTCTGCGCCTTAAGCACTGATCAGAACGGGTTTAGCTAAAAGGTATGTCGTCATCAAACCCATTATCAAAGCCGCCCTCAACTGCTTGCCTTGCCTGCTGCTGGTTCTGGGCCTGCTGCTGGGGTGCTTGCCTTGGCGCTTGCTGTTGCGGTGCTTGCTGCCGTTGCTGTGGCGCTTGCTGTCCAGAAACCAAAGTAATATCGCTAACTCTGCATTTCAACTTCGCCCCTGCTGTGCCGTCTTTTTTGGCAAACTGTTCAAACTCAATGTCGTCCGCATAGAGAACAAACTGAGTGCCTTTTGTTAGAAACGGGCCAAGGCTTTCGGCACGTTTTCCCCACAGTGTCCCATCGATCCACTGACCGCGTTTTTTATCTCCAAAGCCAATGTCATAGACCATCGCTAATGAGGCCACTGGGTCGCCCTGTGGTGTGTATCGTACTTCCGCATCGCGGCCTAACCTTACTAATTTTGCAAACATTACGCTGCCTCTGTTGTTTCGCCATAATAGGCAATTCTAAATTCACTTGATTTGATAATCTTTTGCTCGCTAGTGGTAAAGCATCCACCTTTTGAGTGCGCTTTCCATAAACTCATTTGTATATCCTCAGTAAGCTCAAACCAAGCCTCTGCTGCCTGAGTTAGTTCGCCAGACTCAATGCCATGCTTAACAACTTTTACAGACTCTTTATGTTCGTCATATGTCGCGTTATATTCGGCATTCTTTGCAATCTGCTTAACCTCTTGAGCCTTAATTACAACACCCTGATCTGGCAAGTCTTCACCTGCATAGATGTAATGACCTAAGCCAAACATTCCGAGACACTTAGTCAGGCAGCGCATTTTGCTTTTATTGATTGCGGTAGCGTCTGGGTTTGAAATACCTTTATTGTAGTTATCCATTACCGCCAGCCACATAAATCGACTCACTGACTCCTCGCCCTCAGTGATCGTCACGGTACAGTTGATCTCCATCGTCCCATCTGGAAAGGTTCGGTCGGTAAACTCGTAAGACGTATCAGGGAAGTGGTTCATCAACGTACCCCAAGCCCAAGCCCATGATAAATACGTTAACTTTCCCTTCTGATCCTTCTGCGCGGTTAAATCAATAGCCGCTAATGTTTGCCATACATGGCCTGCTAAATTACTCATTACGCTGCACTCCTTGTTAAGTCTTCCCACTCTTCACGAATCTGATCGAAGCGGCTGTTGTAGGCTGTGTAAGCCTCAAAATTACCCGTGACGCTGTACGGGTTTTCATTTGCCCCTACTGCCTGCCAATCTAAGTCAGCCTGCACAGCAGCTAAGAATGGCGTGGGGGTCATGTCAGTTAAAAAGTTCATATCTGTACTCCCGATAAAATTATTAGTATTACAAACAGCCAGCCTTGAACTGACGCACTCAAGCGGTCATCCCCACCCAAAACCAGACGTTTACTGATATAAAGATAAGACTGCCTATACTGTTCATCACTGTTGCGTAGCTCATATCAATACTCCCCGTGATTTTCTTGGCAATACAAAACCGCTAAGCCTGGATTACTTTTGCCAAAGTAGTAGATGGCGCAGTCAGTAATGATTTGTGTAGCTAGGTCTTTAGCTGCTTCTGGATCACGGATCGTCATAAATACCAGGTTGCGAAGATCTTCTTCATCACCATATTGGTAGAGATCCATAACGTGGTACTCGGTGCGGTTGATAGTAACGGAGCCATGAGCTAATAATTCTTCCACGATCTCAGTGGTTGATTCGTCAGGAGTAACTTCTGGCGCATCCCAAACATTTGCATGAGTGCTAACTGCATCTGCGATTGGGCAATAGGTTGTATATGAGTTCATTGTGCTGCTCCGTTATTAATTAACTACAGCTATTTTAAGGTAACTTACTATTCAAGTCAAATGTTTTTGATAAGTATTGATTAGTGTCATGGCGAGGGTAAAATTTAAAGCAAAAAAAATCCCCATATAGGAGATCCGCTGACAATTATTTTGAGGTTACTTATAAAGGGGGCCCCTGAGATCTAGTCCAGTGACCTAGCGCACTGCACCTTGCGCCTCGTACAAAGTATGGCTGATAAACTTTAAAACGCGGTTGCAACTGATCCATATGATCGGTAAATAAAATATGCCAATTCCAGATTTCGGTTTCTGTCATCCAGTGTAATTTTTTACAGCGTAATTTATTTAAGTTGAAATAAGTATTCATGAGATTATTCGGCCACGAAAGAGCCGATGACTACTCCAATTATTATAATGTCATCATCCATTTCTGAGGTGGGGTATTGTGGATTGATCGGCTTCAAATACTTTTTGCCATCATCCTCATAATATTCTTTAAACGTAGCCTCTGTTGAGTCTAGCCGTCTAGAAATTACTCTTGATCCATTTTTTACCTCTATTGTCGGATCAACGAATATTACAATACCTTCTGGGTACGACCTTTTACCTGGGTAGGGAGATTCCATCTGGTCGCCTTTTACTCTTAATGCGAATGTTGACTTGGCACACTGGACAGGACAATAAATCCAATCCTCGGCCTCGCCATCTTTTTCCATAATTTCACCTTCTATATAAGTAGATAATTTATCCCATGATATTAATGGGACTCTTGCGTTAATGGTGACAAAACTAACGTCACCACCAAATGTTGCGCCAAATAGTAAATAATCGGGCGCACAGTCCAAGGCTCTCGCCAAAGCTGCCATATTTTTATTTTTAGGCTCGATCTCATCACGTTCCCAATAGGTCAAAGATGCTGAGCTAACGCCTATCAACGCTGCCACAGCAGTTTGGGTAAGTTTTAATTCTTTTCTTCTATTGTAAATGCGCTTTCCAACTGTATTCATGTTTCTCTCGAAAGTTATTAAGTAAAGTTAAATTACCTTCAGTAATCTTAAATGTATTTGATTCAAATGTTAGCCTGTGTAATAATCAGTTATCTTAAAAAGAGGTAGCTATGCTAAAAACCAACGTAAGGCAGCACTTCGGCAATGACACCAAGGTTGCCAAATTCTTGTCTATAAGCCCAGCCGCTGTCCATTACTGGGGTGAAGTGATCCCCAAGGGTCGGGCAACTGAGCTTCATTTATTAACTTCTGGTGAGCTGGAGTATGACGCTGCTCACTATCAAACAGACCAAGCTGCTCAGTCAGAGGCGGTGGCGTGATGGCCGAGAAGTTGACCAACTCGGTCACTAGCTCATTTGATGATGAACTGTATGCGTTTGCAAAAGCTGATGCGTCATTACTTGGTCTTGATGTTAGTTCGTACATTCGGGCCACCGTTGATGAAAAACGTAAAAAGAAATTCAGTGAATTAAGAGTATTCCACGACTTAATAAACCTCCAGCAATCCAATAAATAGATAAAATTTTTCCAATGCCAGGTGATGTATGCACTACTACAAAAAGAACATAGGCGATTACGCAAAGAAAGCAGGACGCCTTTCAATGCTACAGCACGGCTCGTACACGCTTTTAATTGATGCGTGTTATGACCGTGAAACCTTCCCAACACTTGAAGAAGCTATCGACTGGACGTGGGCATCGTCTAAAGAAGAGATTGAAGCTGTTGAGTTTGTATTGAGGAAGTTTTTCACCTTGGTTGATGGTGTGTATATCCAGTCTCGCATACAGGAAGAGTTAGATGACTATCACAGTAAGGCATTAAAGAATAAGCAGATTGCTATTGATAGAGAGGCTAACCGTGCAGCAAATAACACGAAGCGTGAAGAAAAAGACACGAACCGTGCACGAAGCGTTAACGGAGCGCCACCTAACCATAAACCAATAACCAAGAACCAAGAACCAATAACTAATACTAAAAGCATTGTCGAGGCTAAGCCTCAACGTGTCGATCATGTTCAACCAATCTTTGATTACTGGGTTGAAACGATGGGAAAGACCGCTGCGACAAAGCTGACTAAAAATCGAATAGCTTGTGTATCCGCTAGATTGAAAGACGGCTACACCGTAGACCAAATCAAACTAGCAATCACTGGTTGCGCCAGATCACCACACCACATGGGCCAGAACAACGAAGGGACGATTTACGATGATCTAACCCTAATCTGCCGAAACGGTGAAAACATTGAAAGATTTTCAGAAAATATAGCAAAGGTAATTCCTAATGCAACATATCAGCCAGCTAACAAGCCAGCCATTGACTCCGATGATACAAGCTGGGCAGACGAAATCATCAGCGCCAGTGAACAAGAATGCGGCAGCAGTGGTCAACAAGATTTTCAACGACTTGAAGGCGATCCACTCGGCATGGAAGCAGGCTCTTTCATCGGATTTGACGGAGGGAGACATTAAAAAACAGTTCCTTTTGGGATTTATAGAGTCTGGCGTATCTGACCTAACCGTTATCAATGCCGCCCTAGCTCGAAGCAGGGCATCTAACAATCCTTTCTTGCCAACCATAGGCCAGTTTATAAGATATTGCAGAGAGGCTATGAGCGAGCGCGTAGGAGCTTTAGATCCAACAGTTGCCTATGCGCATTTGGTTCGTTACTACTCCAAGCCACTAGAAGATCGAGAGCCATGTAGCTTAAACAAGGTTATTTACCACACGATCAGCCAGGTTGGCTTTGATAGTTATTACTTCAAAACGATGGATGGTAAGCGAGCAGAACAATACTTCAAAGATCAGTACGCCATGACCATCGATTACATTGTGTCAGGCGGTGAGCTAATAGCTCCAGTCGCGCCAAAAATGCGCATTGATTCAGGGCCGCTCGGCCAGCCAACGCAGCTAGAGCGAGAGTACGGAAATTCACAAGCATCAGCACTAAAAGGATTGTTCGGATGACTGAAGAGGTAGAAGCGGATCTAAAAATAGAGCTTAACGTGCTATGCCCAAATGATGAGTGTAAACAATACCGATTGGTAAACAACAAAAACTTTAAAGGACTAAACATGATTTCAGGCGAAAACAGCATCGTAACTAACGTACTAAAAAACGCAGTCTCTTCTTCAATCCTAGCTGGCAGTCGTAGGGTGTCAGAGAAGAATAGAAGATTAGCCGTTGATAACGAGATTGAGCTACTTGTACACCATCAGAAAGCAGGACACCAAACCGCAGAAGAGACAGCTAGAAGCATTAAAACTGTTACCGCGCTCAAGGCTGAGAAAAGACGCTGGAATATATTAAAGGGTTTTTATAGTTATGCCGAAACGGAGATTATGAAATGAAATCATATTTAAAGCCAGATGCGCTTGTAAGCCCATATAACGATGATTTAGTTAGGGAGTACCTAGCACAAGGGTTAACCATAGAAAAGTGCGCTAACGGTGCGTCAGGCGGCCTCAGTCATATAGTTAAGTCAATGATGAACCCAGCAGCTAGAAGAATAGCTTCAAGGAAGTTTAACCAGCGGAGAACAGCATGAACAGGGGAGATTTATTAAGCAAAGCGGCTGAGTTAATTGACGGTCAACGAGCGAAAGACTATGGAGATGCCGCAGAAAATTTTGGCAATATTGCACAAGGCTGGTCTGTGATCTTAGGTCAGGAAGTATTGCCCGAACAGGTGGCGTTTCTAATGACATGGTTAAAGATTTGCCGATTAACTAAATCGCCTGGTAATCACATTGATAGCTGGATTGATTCGGCAGGATACATTGCATTAGGCGCAGAAATTGCAACGGAGAAATCAGCATGAAAGCAACCAGCATAAAAGCATTTACATCTGTACAGGATGAAGCAGACAGGCAGCGTATTAAAATGAAAAAGTTTGTTGAGGAAAACGCTGGTCATACAAGCAATGAACTAGGTGAGCTTAGTGATGAATATGATCGCTACCAGTTCGCTAGGCGCTTATCTGAGTTACGAGATAGTGGATCGCTAATCAACCCTCATACGCGCCCTTGTGGTGTCTCAGGTAGGGAAGCAATGACATGGGCTGTCGCCTAATGAGTAAGCTACTAACTGTTGATGAATGTAAGGACGTTATTAAGCGTCATAAAAGCGGTCAGCCAACGTGGGCAATCTGTGGCGAGTTAGGCGTTAGTGCAGGACACATAAAGGCCATTAGGCACTGCAAGCTATACCACTATCCGCTAACTGATTACCTGTTTATTTTTGACAAACTTAACAAAGATAAGCCTATCGAAGAGTCACCTTGTTCTTGGGATATTCGACTAAGCATGAGGCTGGCACGACTACCGATGAGTGAGTGGGCGGCTGCTCTGTGACTGAAAAGGTAGTGTTTCAGGTAACTAATGCAAACGTGTCTGGGAAGATTAGCGAGATTAATTCACTAATCAACCGTGGGTTATTTAAAGGCCCAGTTGAGGTGATTCTCACTCGGCCTAAACGCACAAAAGAACAGAATGGCAAATTGCATCCAATGGTGAGGGATATTAAGACTCAGGTTAAGTGGATGGGTTTAATGACCGAGAAGGAATGGCGACAGTTCTTTTGTGGAATTATCCAAGGCCAGAAGCCAGTACCAACCCCAGAGGGCGGAATCATTATGATTGGTGGCTCGTCTAAGGATTTAAACAAAGAACAGATGGGCGACTGCATTGAGTATATGTATGCGTTTGGTTCTGAGCGAAATGTTGTATGGAGTGAGCCAGCGCTCCAACTGTATAGCGAGTACAGGCAAGACGCGTGATAGACGAAGAGGCAAGAGCCAAGGCCATGAAGATGCTGGCTAACGGTCATACATACGCAAACATTCAGCGAGTGACGGGCATCAAAAACGTCACGGCTAGGAGTTGGAATATGAAGCGGCTGGCTGGCATTACCTCACTAACCGCGTTGCGCATCACAGCTAAACACGATAGCGGTGCGCTCTATGAGATAGCCGAGATTGGCGATGGATGGGATACAGCAATGGGTCTTGATCTTCTTCGGTACAAATTTACAGATTTCCCTAAATACTTTATTGGTGATTATGAATGAAAAAGGCTGAACGTCTTTACTTGGGTGACGTAGCAAGTATGGGCTGTGTGGTATGTCGCAACACTGGATGGGGAGAAAGCCCTGCCGAGATTCACCATATTAGAAACGGGCAAGGAATGAGCCAGCGAGCGAGCACTTATGAGTGTATTCCGTTATGCCCAGCACATCACAGAACAGGCGGTTATGGCATTGCATTACACGCAGGTCAAGAAGCGTGGGAAGCGGCATGGGGTACTGAGCGCGAGCTATTAGGGCAGACGTTAAGTGATGTTAAAGCACATAGAGGGCAGATCATTGGGCGTTAGTAAAGCAGAAGAATCACTAGCACTACAAATACGAGCAGTGAAGCTACCAGAACCAGTACGGGAACATAAATTCCATGCAATACGGAAGTGGCGTTTCGACTTCGCATACCCTGCTCATATGTTGGCTATCGAAGTAGAAGGTGGCGTATGGTCGGGTGGTAGGCATACACGCGGCTCAGGCTTCACTAAGGACTGTGAGAAGTACAACACAGCACTGATGGATGGGTGGCGCGTATACCGTTGTACGCCCGATATGATCGCAAAGGGAATCGTAGTGAAAGACATAGAAACAATATTGGGGTTAGCAGGGGCAAACCATGACAGGTAGACCAATAGGTACAACCATCCCAATTGATTGGGAGCAAGTCGATAGTATGTGCGCGATTCAGTGTACAGGTGAAGAAATGGCAGGCGTGTTAAGCGTTGATTATGACACCTTAGCGAGTGCGTGTAAGCGTGAAAAGGGGATGCTTTTTTCGGAGTATATCGAACAAAAAAGGGCAGATGGTAAGCGCAGCCTACGAAGAGAGCAATACACCACTGCAATTGATGGCAGCGTGGCTATGCAGATATGGCTTGGAAAGAACTGGTTAGGCCAGACAGACAAGATTGAAGCAGCGGTCACTAGTCTCCCCCCACTAGAAGTCGGACTCTATGCGGCTGACTAAAGCCCAATCGAAAGTGTTTAGTGACGATACAAGATTTCGCGTAGTGGTAGCAGGCAGACGTTTTGGAAAGACTCACTTAGCTATTGTCGAGCTAGTCAGGCAGGCACTACTAGGTAATGGTCGACACTGTTGGTATGTGGCTCCAACGTACAAAGCCAGTAAGCAGATCGCATGGCTATTTCTCTGTGACTTTATACCGAGAGAGTACATCGAAAAGAAGAATGAGAGTGAGCTATCAATACGGCTTCTTAATGGGTCGATCATAGCCCTCAAGGGTGCTGATAATCCCGATAGCTTGCGTGGTGTTGGCTTGAATTTCATTGTGCTGGATGAGTTCGCAGATATGAAGATCACGGCATGGACTGAGGTATTACGTCCAACCCTATCTGACAAAGAGGGTAGCGCGTTATTCATTGGCTCACCCAAGGGGCGAAACCACTTCTATGACTTATGGACTGATGGCATCGATGGGCGTGAGGAATGGTCTAGCTTTCAGTACACAACGCTTGATGGTGGCAACGTCCCTGAGAAAGAGATTGAGTCGGCAAAGCGTGATTTAGATGAACGTACTTTCAACCAAGAGTATTTAGCCCAGTTCGTTAATTACTCAGGGATTATCTATTACAACTTTGAGCGTGAACAGTCAGTGAAGAAAGCAGAAGATAGCTCGCTAATGCCATTACACATCGGAGTCGATTTTAACATCAACCCAATGAGTGCTGTGGTGTTCACTCGCAACAAGAATGACCTTCACGCCATTGATGAAATAGTTATACATGGGTCAAATACTGACGAAATGGCTGATGAGATTCACCATCGTTATCCTAATCGACCCATCACTATCTACCCTGACCCAGCGGCACGACAGCGCAAGACAAGCGCAGGCGGCAAGACTGATCTATCCATACTAGAGAATGCAGGATTTACCGTAAAGGTTAGACCATCACACACGCCAGTAAGGGACAGGATAAACGCTGTAAACAGCCGACTAAAGACTAAAGCGGGAGAGCGACACTTGATCGTTGACCCTAAGTGTAAACACGTTATTAAAGGGCTTGAGAGACACACTTACAAAGAGGGTACTTCTCAGCCAGATAAGGATTCGGGGCTAGACCACGCTATGGACGCTCTTGGCTATTGTGTGGATTATTTATTTCCTGTGCGTAAAGACCGCGCAGAACGACAACCAACTAGGTGGACTTAATGAATATCAAAGAAACACACGCAGCGTATGATAAAAACGCCCCAAATTGGGAGTTTTACTTGCGCTCTTATCTAGGTGGTGATGATTACCGTGATGGGCAATACCTACTCAAGTATGTGCTTGAAGATAAGAAAGAGTATGCAAAGCGGCTGGATTTAACCCCCGTTGATAACCACTGCAAGAATGTGATTAGCATCTATTCTTCATTCCTATGGCGCATTGCTCCTACCCGCAATTTCGGTAGCTTGGTTGAAGATCAGGCGTTGAACCAGTTCGTTAATGATGCTGACAATGATGGTCGAAACCTCAACCAGTTTATGTCTGATGCTCAGATATGGTCAGGCATATACGGTCACGTTTGGTTGATGATGGATAAGCCTACAGTTATCGCTAATACACGCGCTGATGAGCTAGCCCAAGAGGTTAGGCCATACGTCACAATGATTACCCCTGAAAACGTACTCGATTGGAGATTTGACCGAGCAGCTAATGGACGCTACGAGCTAACACTTCTTAAAGTTCGTGAGAATGTTGAGGGAGATAAGACATTCATTCGGGTATGGACTAAAGACGATATTTCACTCTATGAGGTTGAGGGTGAAGAGGTGACACGCCTAGAGAGCATGGATAACCCGTTAGGGGTCGTTCCTGCTGTGTGTCTATACGGTAATCGCTCACCTATTCGTGGTATCGGGCACAGTGACATAACAGACGTTGCTTATATGCAGAGGGCTATCTACAACGAGCTATCTGAGATCGAGCAGTTAATCCGCATCTCTAACCATCCAAGCCTCGTTAAGTCGGTTGATACCGAAGCTGGCGCAGGCGCAGGCAGTGTGATCGAAGTCTCTGATACTGACTCAATCAAGCCGTATCTACTCCAGCCTAATGGCGGCAACCTAGACGCTATCCGAGCAAGCATCACGGACAAAGTTGAGGCCATTAACCGCATGACTCACATGGGCGCTGTAAGAGCTACAGACGCACAAACCAAGTCAGGCGTTGCACTTCAAACTGAGTTCCAACTGCTTAACGCCAAGCTATCTGAAAAGGCTGATTTGCTTGAGTTAGCTGAGGAACAGTTATGGAATCTCTTCGCCCAATGGCAAGGCGTTTCATCTGACATATCCATTGACTACCCCAACACCTTTGATCTTCGTGACTACGGCACAGAGCTTGAGTTCCTACAGAAAGCTAGGGCCAGCGGTGTAGCCAGTAAGACGTTTATGCAGGGTGTTGATAAATCCATTGCCGAGCTTGTGCTTAATGATGCGGACTTAGTGAGGGCTGTGGACGAAATAGAGCAAGGATCAGAGCAGTTAGGGCAGTTTGAAAAGGGTCAGATTTACAAGTACCACATTGATGGCGGTGTAGTGACTCAGAATGAGGCCCGTAATGATCTAGGACTTAACCCATTAGCAGGCGGTGATGTAGTAGCGAAGCCTCAAGCGGTGGTGGCTGAATGAGTAGAGTTGCCCATATTGATAACCTTGATCGATTAGCTATCTTGCATAGTCAGCTAATTGATGAGGCATTGGTTGAGCTAGAGCAGGCAGCGGCAGGGATTGTGTCTAGTCTCCCGGTGAGTAGCGGCAAACTGCATGACCTAGAGGCGGCTATAGCGGCTAGACAGCAATTGCAGAAAGCTATGGTTGATAACTTTATGACCAAGGCTCAAGTCGTTGTCGATAGTTACGATGAGGCTGTAGAGACTTTAGCAAGCCTGTATCAAACCGTTCTCACTACTGGGGTATTAGAGGCGACCCAAGCAGAGTCGATTCGCCAATTGAAGTTTATGGCGTTTCAGGGCTTTGAAGAGATCGCTAATGCCCACCTTGAGCTAATGGCGCGTGAGGTCTATCAGTCAACGCTAACAGGTCGAGCGGCTAATGAAACTGTTCAGGCTATACGACACGCGATCAATGGTGTCTATATTCAAAGCAATGATGAAGATGCCCAAGCACTGGTTGAATTTATCAGCAAGAATAAAGACGATGCTGCCAAAGCCGCACAAGTTGATAAGGCTATCAATCTACTCCATTCCACCTACTCACGCGACAGGCTAGGCAACAACCTTAGACGGTACTCAAGCAGCTATGCCCAAGACGCTCTAATGCAGTTTAGCGCCTCGGCTAATATGTCTATTGTGGCTGATCTAGGGATTGAGCGGTGGGAGTATTACGGTGATGTAATCAAGGACTCACGCGATTGGTGTATAGAGCATGAGGGGCGAATCATGACAACCCAAGAGATACGAGATGAGTGGGCTAGCCGAAGTTGGAAAGGTAAATCATCTGGCGACCCGTTTATCGTTAGGGGTGGCTATAACTGTCGTCATCATTTTGCAGCAGTGGTGGATTAACTATGAAAGACATTGACCTCGAAGATCCAGAAATTGCAGCGCGTTACAACGAGGCAATTGATAACTATTTCATTTTGTTTGGTGAGCATCCGCCAACGATTGAAGCGCCTATTCATTGGGATAGCCTTGAATGGCTAGAATTAGTCGAAGATTGCGTCTGTGAGGGCGTGTCTATGACATTAGATTTTCATCAACTAGGGGAAGACGTATGAACGAAGCAGCAGAAGTAATTGAAGAAGTGGTTGAATCAACCGAACCAGAAAAGACGTTAACTCAAACCGAGGTCGATAAGATTATCGCTGATCGTGTAGGACGTGAGAGGCGTAAGTTTGAAAAGAAATACGAAGGCGTTGACGTTGATCAGTTCACGAAGTGGCAAGAGCAACAAGCGCAATCAGAAGTCGATCAAGCCACCGCTAAGGGTGAGTTTGAGAAAGTAATCAAAATGCAGGCCGAGAAGAAAGACGCTGAAATCGCCATTTTGAATAAGCGGCTTACCAATAACGAGGTTGATGGGGCGATATTACGGGCGGCTGAGATAGGTCAAGCCGTAGCGCCAACCCAAGTTACTGAGCTTTTGAAGGGAAAAGTGCGATTAAGTAGCGAAGGAGTGGCAGAAGTATTGGATAACGATGGAACTACCCGATATGGTGATGATGGTTCTCCGTTGACAGTACATCAATTGGTTGGCGAGTTCCTTACTACAAACCCGCATTTTGTCAAAGCCTCACAAGGTGGAGCAGGCAGCGCGGGGAGTGTAGGTGGCAATACATCGAGGCTTAAATCGGTGGGTGATATGAATCCAGCAGAATACGCTGAACATCGTAGCAAGATTGGTCGCGGTCGTATGACAGGTGGCTATATCAAACCCAACTAAAAGCAAGGTGTATCTCCACGGTCACTTTGCATAAATTATTTGTAAGGTGACCAAAATGGCAGCATCAACTACTACTACATTAGACGACCTGTTCGCTAATATCATCCGTGAGGCAATTTTTGTTTCACAAGAAACTTCTTTAGTTCGTAACCTAGTAACTACTTATGACATTTCTGGCGAAGCTGGCAAAGTCGTTCAAGTTCCAGTTTACGGTGAGACTACCGCCTCGGCATTGACCGAAGGGTCGGATATGTCTAGCACTGCAATCTCAACCACTAGCAAGTCAATCACTGTATCTGAGTCAGGTGTTCAAGCCTTGCTAACCGATATGGCTGCGAAATCCGCTATGGGTGACGTTGCTGGTGATCTAGGCCGCATCCTTGGCGAATCTGTTGCTAAGAAGATGGACAAAGACCTAATCGCCTTGTTTGCTGGTTTCAGCGCAGGCCAAGGTACAGCCGCACAGGAAATTACTGTTGCTGACATCTTTAAAGCTGCTGCCGTATTACGCGCTAATAACGCTACAGGCACACCATCTGCTGTAATCCATCC